CACCCTTACAGCATGGAGAGGTTATCAAAAGCTGGAAGGTCTATCATGCGCCAATGTGGGCTGTCTGAAGACTTACGCTTGATGGACTTACGAAGGACTGGCACAACAGAAATGGTAGAAGCTGGTGTAGGTATAGGTCAAATCATGGCAGTGACTGGTCACAGTAATCCACAATCAGTAAAGCCGTACATGAAAAATACATTTACAAGTGCAAATTATGCATTGACTACACGAAAGATGCATGGTATAAGCACTTATAAGTGCAACACAGAAGAGTGATATTATATGATAAATATATATAACATTGTAAGTGATTTAGATTTACCTAATGGTGAGACAAAACGTATGGATTGTCCTAACTGTGGTGGCGTGAAGACATTTACTGCCACCAATAATATGGGTTCATTAGTTTGGAATTGCTACAAAGCTTCTTGTAACATCAGAGGTGGTACTCGTGTGCATCTATCCGTAGATGATATACGTGCCGGCTTTAGTGGTGCAGAAAAGTTTGCAGAAGATACATTTGATTTGCCTATCTATGTCGTTCCACACAACAACGAGGTAGAAACATGGGCGTATGAACAATACGGACTTGACGCTGAAAAGCTTGGCTTGATGTATGATGTCAAGGATAACCGTGTTGTATTCCCTATCATCCATAACAACAATACTGCTGACGCAACAGGTCGTGCGCTCGGAAAAAGGTTGCCAAAGTGGAAAAAATATGGGAATAGTGGCTTGCCATATTCGTATGGATGTGGTAAGGTAGCTGTGGTTGTTGAGGATTGCATAAGTGCTGCAGTTGTTGGTAATGATGTTTGGTGTGGGGTCGCTGTGTTGGGAACATCTTTATCCGAATCGCACAAGAGGTACTTGTCGCAGTTCTCAACAGCCATCATTGCATTAGACCCCGATGCATTACCAAAGACTTTGCAGTTTGCGAAGGAACTAAGAGGATATGTAGATAACGTCCGTGTATTACGATTAGCCGATGATTTAAAGTACCGTAACCCAATTGATTTTGAAAACCTAACTAACATAGGAGACCCTAAATGGAACTAGCCTTAATACGTAGTCTCATGGACAAGTCGTTCTACGATGACCATCGTGGTGCAAAGTGTCCCGATAGACTATTCAGTAAGGATGTTCGTAAGATAAAGCAATCTATCAATCGTGCAATGGAACGATATGAACGCTCCGTTACACCTGACGAGATAGAAGCTTTGTTTATGTCGGATAATCCTACGTTGACTACGGCACAGAAACAAGCGTATGCAAGTTTGTTTGCTCAAGTCAAACGTGAAACACCTTTGGGTGGTGACATAGCCCAAGAGGTTCTGTCTAAATTATTCCAACAGATAGTTGGTGAGGATGTAGCAAACATCGGATTCGATATGGTCAATGGTACATCTACTAGCTTGGAGAAGCTACGCACTTTATTAGAGCAGTATGGTGATGATTTTACACCTAACCTAAACATACAATGGGAAGACATCAGTATTGAAACACTCATGGCAAAAGCGGAGCTGGAAGCAAAGTGGGCATTTAATATCGCACCCATTACACGTAAGATTGAAGGTGTATCTGGTGGACAACTCATAGAGGTTGGTGCTAGACCAAACACAGGTAAGACATCTTTTCATGCAAGCCTTATCGCAGCCCCGGGTGGGTTCGCATCACAAGGCGCACGTTGCATAGTGCTGTGTAATGAAGAGCCACCCCATCGTGTTGGTGCTAGATATCTTACAGCTGCAAGTGGTATGTCTGCTCGTGAAGTGCGAGACAATATACAGAGAGCCAAGGATGCTTACGAACCAGTCAAGAGAAACATTATGTTGAAAGAAGCTGGTGGTAGAGATATGGCATGGGTAGAGTCTGTATGCAAGTCATACAATCCTGATATACTTGTGTTAGATATGGGTGATAAGTTTGCTGTGCAAGCTGGATTCGCTAGACTAGATGAAGCATTGAAAGCTAATGCTATACACGCACGAAGTATTGCCAAGCAGTATGATTGTGCTGTGTTCTATATGTCACAGCTATCGGCTGAAGCAGAGGGCAGAACTATACTTAATCAGTCTATGATGGAAGGCTCACGAACAGGTAAGGCAGCAGAAGCTGACCTTATGTTTCTAATAGCTAAGTCTCCATCAGTAGAAGGGCAAGAAGAAGAGAGTCCACTACGACACGTAAATATAGTAAAGAATAAGTTGAACGGTTGGCACGGTATGGTAAACTGTGAACTTAATTATTTGACAGCGAGGTACGAAGGATGAAGTTAACTATTGATGTAGAGAATACTGTTACACATCGTGATGGTAAGCTACACCTAGACCCCTTTGAAGCCGGCAACTCTTTGGTTATGGTTGGTATGCTGTGGGATAGTGGTGAAGAGAACATCGTTGTGTTTGACCACAGCGAGAGAGAGTCCACAGAAAATGGACATGAGATTGTTCAAGACGCATTGGACAAAGCAACTATCATTATATGTCACAATGCTACGCATGATTTGATGTGGCTATGGGAGTCTGGATTTAAATATGATGGCTCTGTATTTGATACCATGCTAACTGAGTATGTTCTTCAACGTGGTGTTAAACAACCTTTGTCATTAGAAGCCTGTGCTGAACGGTACAAGTGTGATACAAAGAAAGAAGATACGCTGAAGCATTACTTTGCCAAAGGCTATAGTGTAAAAGACATTCCATTTGACGAGTTGTCATCTTATCTATCGGCAGACTTAAATGCTACTCAACAATTATCTGACAAGCTTTGGTACAAACTGAACACAGAGAAGTATTCAAAGTTGATGGATACATTTATATTGACTAATCAAATATGTGTGACACTCGCACGCATATATCAACGTGGGTTCAAGGTGGACTTCAATGCACTACGTGATGTTCGTATTGAGTTTGAGAAAGAACGTAACGAGTTGCAAGATACATTACAGAAGCAAGTGCGTGTTCTGATGGGTGACACACCTATTAATCTTAACAGTCCTGAACAATTAGGCTGGGTTATCTATGGTAGGAAAGTCAAAGACAAAGACTATTGGGGTCAGAAGATTGACCCATACATGACTGACTATGAGTTCCGTAGCTTGATAGCTGAAGGCACTACAAGAATATTTAAGACAAAGGCAACACAATGTGTTAGCTGTAATGGTAATGGAAAAGTAAGGAGAACAAAGAAAGATGGAACACCTTTTGCAAAACCCAATATTTGTAAGGTATGCGACAGCGCTGGCTTTACTCTTGATAATCTATCTACTCCTGCGGGTCTTAGATTCAAACCGCCAAGTCCTAAGTGGGCTAGTGCGAATGGTTTTAGCACAAGCAAGATTAATCTTCAGACGTTAGAAAGTGCAGCAAAGTCTAGAGGTATGTCAGATGCTGTGGAGTTCTTATCTAAAGTACGTAGGCTGTCGGCAGTAGAAACTTATTTATCTTCTTTTGTTGATGGCATATCTACCCACATCAAGCAAGATGAAATGTTGCACGTAAGATTATTACAACACCGCACATCTACTGGTAGATTCAGTGGTGCAGACCCTAATATGCAGAACATGCCTAGAGGTGGTACGTTTCCAGTTAAGAAAGTCTTTGTATCTCGTTGGAACAAACCTGAGTTTGGAATTAAAGGCAAGATACTTGAAGCAGACTTTGCACAGCTAGAGTTTAGAGCTGCTGCATTTTTGTCACAAGACAAGGTAGCTATGCAAGAGATAGAGGACGGCTTTGATGTACACAGCTATACAGCTAAAGTTATTAGCGATGCAGGCCAGCCAACAGACAGAACAACAGCAAAGGCACATACGTTTGCACCTCTGTATGGTGCGAGTGGATTTGGTAGAACAAAAGCTGAAGCCACGTATTACAAACACTTTGTCAATAAGTACAAAGGCATAAGTAAATGGCATGACAAGTTAGCCAAAGAAGCACTAAATACTGGTATGATTACGATACCATCAGGCAGACAGTTTAGTTTCCCAGATGTAAAACGTAGTTCTAGTGGTAGAGTATCCCATCTTACACAGATAAAGAACTATCCTGTGCAAGCATTTGCTACAGCAGACATTGTGCCTGTGGCATTATTATATATAGAAGAATTATTGAAGGACGCTAAATCATGTATAGTAAACAGCGTTCACGATAGTATAGTCATTGATGTGTTTCCATCAGAGGAAGAAAGAGTAATTAGTATTATCAAAGCTACTAATGATAGCTTACCCTCTTTGCTATATAAGAGGTGGGGAGTTAAGTTTAATGTCCCATTATTATTAGAAGCAAAAATAGGTACTAATTGGCTTGACACCAAAGATGTTCAATGATATAACTAAGCTTTACGAAAACACAAACATAAGGAGTAAATATATGACAACACAAGTAACCACAATAGATACAAACAATTATGCAGTCATGGCGAAAGCTATGGGCATAGCGTCTGAGTCTAGCTCAGATAAGTCAAAGGCAAGCACGCTTGCTCGTCTGCGACTAAACCATTCACCTATTATGGGTGAAGCCGAAGTAAATGGTAAGACAGTAAACATGGAAGTGGTAGCTGGTGGTACGTACAAATTAGAGATACCCGATACAGCTACATACTACGCTCCCTCTGTTAAGATTAGACCTTATCTACAAAGGTTTATGTACAAGAGATTTGTCAAGGGTATGGGGGACAAGCCCAACAAGTATATCAAAACTGTTATGGCAGATAACTTGAACACTGACTTGAAAGACAACGATGGTGGATTCAACTGTGGTAAACCTGCAGGTTATATCCAAGACTTCAAGGCATTGCCAGAGAAGACACAAGAGTTAATCAAGCAGATTAAACGAGTGCGAGTGATACTAGGAACGGTTGACTTAGTAGATGCAACCACAGATAGTGGTGAAACTATATCTATTACTAACAAGCCGTTCATTTGGGAGATTGAAAACAGAGATGCTTTCAAAGATGTTGGCGTGGTATTTACCAAGTTGGCAAAGATGAAGCGTCTGCCTGTGCAACATCTAGTTACAGGTGTCACAGAGGAAAGAAAGTTACCAAATGGTAATAGCTTTTTCTTACCTTCAGTATCCCTTGACTTGAGCAATACTCTTGATTTAACAGAGACCGAGCAAAATAACTTTGGTGATTTTATGGCGTGGGTTCAAAACTACAATGAATATATCATTGATGCTTGGACAGATAGGTCTCATGCCAAAGAGGAACTTGGGTCTGACATTCTAGATGATATCGTAGAGATAGAAGAGGATGACATTCCAATATGATAAATCGCATGTTGAGTAATAATCCTTTTCAAACTCATGGTATTAACCATCTATCTCCGAGTAGTATAAATACTTATATAAGTGACCCACCTATGTGGGTCGCTAGGTATTTGTTTAATATCAAGTCTCCCACTGGACCGGCAGCAATACGTGGTATAGCTACTGAATTTTCTTTAGCTAAGAAGTATGAAGAAGGTGAGTTTGATTATGAGACATTAGAAGCAAAGTTCATTACTTTGTGTGCTGAGTCCATGTTAAATTTAAAAGACAAGAAAACTGAAAAGGAGAAAAAGCTACTAAAAAACTTTGGAGAAGTCATTGATGAAAACTTTAAGTATAAGAATTTAAAGAGTTATCAAGAAAGAGTTGAGGTACAGCTTGAAGATTTACCAATACCTATTATGGGTTATATAGACTTTAGGTTTGAAAATAAAATCGTAGATTTAAAAACCACAACTAGGATGCCCTCTCAACCTACAGAAGCGCAGAAAAGACAGATGGCATTTTATTCTATGGCTTATCCAAACAATAGCTTAGATTTATTCTTTGCCACACACAAAGACTATAAAAAGTTTGCTTTGAAAAACTTAGAGGAGTATAAAAAACAGTTGGAAAAAGTAGCCTACAGTATACAAAGATTCTTATCAATTAGCAGTGATAAGTATGAACTAGCTTCTTTTGTTTATCCTAACTTTGACTCTTGGACATGGGGTAATAATATGAAAGAAGAAGCTAAGAAAATATGGAACTAAAAGAAAGGAGTAAACACATGGAACAGTATGATGATTTAAAAGCCGAAATAAAAGAGTTGGAAACACAACTCGCAGAAAAGAAGAAGGAGTATCGTGAGCTAAAAACGGCAG